GGGAAAGCTTCAGTTTTATCAAAAGGATTAGTTGCTTTCCAACCGTGATCAGTATAACATTGGGCAAGTTTTTCAGCGGTCATAGTGCAAGCTTTATCCATGAAAAGAACATTATCATCTCCGTAGAAAAGGGCAAAACGAAGATAATTTCGATACCCAAGGATAGTCAAATGGTGCATCGTAACAAGATGGTTACAAATAGAATTAAATTCAGCAGTAGCAAAACATCCAGAGGGCATGACATTCTTGACTTGATAGCAAAGAGAACCAGTAGCGATGTAAGGATTGTAAACGAGAATTCCCATTAGGACGACAAGAGGAGCAACAGCAGGATCATAACGCTTAGAAAGTTCATCGAAGAAAATAGACATGACATCATCATAGGGCTGATAACCGTCATAACCAATAAAATCATATTGGAAAAGTTTAGATTCTTGTTCTCGAATTATCCTATCACGAAGAATTCCATCTTTGGCAGATTGACCGAAAGCAGAACCAACAGCACAAGTTTTTCCTTGAATGGGATGCTTTTTCAGAATAGTAAGGAACATTCCGAAAATCATACGACCAATAATGGCAACGATCAATGATGTGGGATTATACAATCGAGTTTTGTCTTTCAACATTGCTTGTAATTCAGCCTTCAATTGTGAGAGGTAGGGATACTTCTTAGGATTATCGAAAAACTCATCAATACCGAAATCAATCTGTGGGTCATAAGTTTGATTTTCGAAATCAATGAGATCTTCATTCAGGGGACCTTTAGTTTTGAAACCGACGCATCCATGAGAAGTCTTTGGATTGATAGGAGCCATTCCAAGAGATTTATCACCAAAAATTGCTTTCTTACGATCTAAGAAACTCAATTTCTCTTTCCCAAGAAGGGAATCAATCAGTTTAACACATTCGGCATGAATAATTTTCCTTTGGAATTGCTTGTAGAGAGTACCTCGAGCAAACTTTTTCATTCCGCGTTGTAGATACGTTTCACGTTCACCAGTTTCACAAATTCCAGACATACGAGCAGGTTTCTCCATATCAGTTAAGGGATGGATTTCCTTACCATGTATATCGATTCCAATCACAGCTTTGGGATTCTTTGCGTAAATGGAGCGAGCAGGGATATGAGAAATCTTCACGGGAGCTTTGGTGTTTGGATCATGCAAGCGATAGAAATCTTCAGCAATTTCAGGGTACACATCTTTGGCAGTAGGAACAGTAGGAACGACGTAATAACTATGAGCAACGAAATTCAAAGATTCACGAGCATTTTCAATATCTTCTTCAGAAACAAAGCACAAAAGAGACTGACTTACATTTCCAGCAACAATTATTCCAAGAATATGTTTGTTGTTGACAGGTTCTTCAAGAGTGATAGGTTGGGAACAATCACCTGGAGAAGTAGTACCGTAGAAGATCATCGAGTTTGCACACATGAGTCGATCACCAGTTCTCTCATGAACATACGTTCGAGTATGAGGTTCAAGGGAAACGTCACCAATATAATGAAGATTACCACGAGTTAAGCGGATAGCAGATCGCTTTCCGAAACCCATGACGTCAACACCGGATTTGAAGAAAAACGCGGTAATATCAGCGGCGAGAGGCATAACTTGGCCAGCTTCATCTCGTTCAGGGAAACGCACCCAGACAACGTCAGTATCGCGAATTTTGACAATCTCTATCTTAGACTTTGCGTAAACAAAAGTCCTCTTTTCATGATCATGAGAAGGTTGAACAGAGAAATATTCATCAGAATTCTTGTACATCAAATGTTGGGTAGTAAGAGCTTCACGACCAGCAATAAAAAAAATATGTTGGGATTCATCAGCGGAAACATAACCAATATTTCGAGAAATTTTGGCATGTTCTCCTTCAAATCCATGGGCAGAGAAGTCTTCAGTCTGGAAACCACGGGCGCGATTTTCAACTTTCTTGAATTCAGTAGGACGACGGAGAGCACGCTTATCATGAGAATAGCCGTGAGCATCAGACTCAATAATTGGGAACAATTCTTGAGATTCTTTCTTCCTTTGTTTATGGAGAGCTTTGACAAAGTAAGTCACAGCAAAGGTTACAATAAGACCAACAAGAGAACACAAACCAACAAAAACCATTCGAATACCCCATTTAAGAAAATGGGCAGCACCATCAATAGCGGCAGAACCACCAACTTTGATAGCTTTATAAGCATAGTAGGCTTCATAGAAAGGTTTTGTGATCTTATTC